ACTGCTGAACTAACCCCCGTTGTGTATGACGCAATGGACACTGGTGAGTTCAACTTCACTATTGATCGTTATGTTGAGAGTGCTACCTACATCACTGATAAGGCTAAGCAAGACAGCTACTACGCTCAACAGTTGATTGGTATGTTCCCCACTAAGATGCGTCGTGCTTTGGATGAGAACTTGGAGACTTCTGTTTTCTCTCTCGCTAACACACAAACTGCTAACAACCTAAATACCATTAATGGTGCTGCTCACCGCTTTGTGGCTTCTGGTGGTTCTAACACTACTTTGTCTTTGGACGACTTTGCTAAGGCTAAGTTTGCTTTGGATAAAGCACAAGCTGGCGGTAGCCGTGTTGCCATTATCGACCCATCACAAGAGTATGTGTTTAACCAATTGGTTGGTGCACAAGCTTTCATTAACAACCCACAGTTCGGTGGTATTGTTAACGGTGGTTTCGTGAATGAAGTTACTGGTATGCGCTTCGTTAAAAACATCTTCGGCTTCGACGTTTATGTTTCTAACTTCTTGGCTACACCTACTGACACTGCTATTAATAGCGTGAACGTTCCTACTTCACCTGTGACTAACGTGTTTATGTCTGTTGGTGGTGACTTGACTCCTTTCGTTGGTGCTTATCGTCAGATGCCTCGTGTTGAATACGAGCGTAACAAAGATTTGCGTCGTGATGAGTATGTGATGAACGCACGTTTTGGCCTCAAGCTTTATCGCCCTGAGTGCTTAGTGTCTGTTATCTCTAAGTCAACAATCTAAACTAATTAACACTAGGGGAATACTCCTAGTGTTTTTTAACTAACATATAAAGGAAATTTAAAATGACTCGTCAATCTACTTGGGCTAACGCTGACGGACTAATCGTTGGTTTTGGCGGTAACTATCCTGAACGTAATGTTGCAGGTGTTTATGATACTGATGGTGCTGTTAAAGAAGCTCATCTAGCTATTACCTTTCAATCTTCTGGTGCTGTTATTGACCTCCCTGCTGGCTCTGTTGTGCTAGATGTGGTTATGAAAGTTGGCACTGCATGGGCTGGTGGTACTGATGTACAATTTGGTGATGGTACTGATCCTGATGGCTGGATTTCAGCTACTCAAGGTGCTACTGCTAACTTGACTGCAAATGCTACTATTCGTGCTGCTGGTGCTTATGCAATTGGTGATGCTGCTACTAACCGTGGTTTGGGTAAAGTATATGCTGCTGCCGATACATTGGATGTTGCCTTCACAGGTACTTTCACTGCAGGTACTGCTACTATCGTAGTAAGTTACATTTAATGTAGTTTAACGGAGAAGCTCTCACAAGGGGTTTCTCCGTTTCCTTTTGGAGAAATAAATTGGCAAATATTCAACATTCAGCATTGACTGATCCTAATTTACATGAACCGAAAGGGGCATCTACTGCACTTAGTAATAAGGTATATGTAGCCAATGGTAGCGGCAGTGGATCATGGAAATATATTGCTGGTCATTCATATGGTGATTTGTACATTACTGGTAGCAGTGTTTCACAAACATTATCTGCTGCTAGTGCTTTAGCTAAATTAAACCCTACTGGTGCATGGGTTGCTAACGGTTATCAAAATATTACACCTTCTGCCGCTAACGGGCAGTTTACAATTTTACAAGGTGGTATTTATCAGCTTGACTTTTGGGTTGTATTTGAAACTGCTGCAATTGCTAGTACTGCAACATATAACTTTCATTACGCTGTAAATGGTACTGCGTCTACACGTAAAGTGTACGGTAAAAAAATAACTAATAACGTTGATACACTACACCTTGCTTCTAATGGTTATTCTACATTAGCTGCTAACGACATTCTTACCATTCAAGTAGGTGGTGATGCTACTTCCTCATCTACTGCAATTATTGTTAAAGAAGCTGGTTTTAGTTGTTTACTTATTGATCCTACTTAAGGGTAGTATATGGCTAAACTTACTCTCCTAGATATGACGCAGAACATTCTTTCTGCATTAGACTCAGATCCAGTAGATTCTATTGACGAAACTGTTGAAGCTGTACAGGTAGCTGAACTTGTTAAAGAAGCCTACTTTGAACTTATTAGCCAGCGTGACTGGCCTTTTCTATTTCAACTTGCACCATTGCAAGGATTGGGTGACGTTAACAATCCAACTAAAATGAAGATTCCAGATACATGGAATAAAATTAAGTGGATTAAATATAATAAAAAAGATGTGCAGTGGGTAGACCCAGAAACATTCACTGACATTATTAATAACCGTGTAGCACAAGCAGGTGTTATTAATAGCAGTGGATATGTTATTAATCAAGATCCACAATATTGGACTAGTTATGATGACCAGTTCTTAATCTTTGATGGCTATAACATTGCTGTTGACACTACATTGCAAGCTAGTAAAAGTAGCGCATACGGTACACAACAAGCTAGTTGGACACATTTAGATAATTTTATTCCTTCAATCCCAGAAAAGTTCTTTCCAACACTGTTAGCTGAAGCAAAGAGTCAAGCGTTCGTAAACTTAAAGCAACAATCTAATGCTCGTGAAGAGCGTAAGGCTACACGTGGTCGTATGGCTATGCGTAATGATAGCTGGAAGAATGAGAATGGCGAAGCTAAGTACAATACAAAGGTAAATTATGGACGATAAAACTGCATACGATAAAGTGATGGACAAACATCAAGAGAAAAAACAAGCAGCTAAAGAACGTAAAGAAGAGATGATTGAATCAGGCATTGTAAACAAACTTGCAATTGATCGTACTCCTATGGGTTTGTACTTGGCAAGGTATACAATGCGTGGTCAAGTACCTGATGAACTCAAAGGATTCTTTACACGCAAAGAACGCATTTTAGCAATTGCTAGGCAACGTGGTATTGAAGTAGAAGAGTATACAGTTTAAGGGAATATAATGGCAGCACAACCCTCAGTTAAAGATGCGTTTACCTTTGTAGGTGGTCTAGTCACTGAAGGCGGCTATTTCATTACTCCTGAGAATAGCTACAAAGAAGGTGTAAACGTAGTTCCACAGATGGATGGTACTCTTGAACGACGTAATGGTTTAGATTACGAAGATGATTACGCTTTACATGCAGCAGCCATTACTACAGATCAAAAAGACTTGTGGGCATTCACTACAGGTGTTTGGTCTACAGTTGCAGGTAGTGGTAATAGAGATTTTATTGTAGCACAACTTGGCCGCTATTTGCATTTCTATAATGCGTCTACTGGTTCTACTAGTGCAAGTAGAAACACTGTGTACAGCATTGATTTAAATACATACAAAGTACCCGGTAATACTAATACTACTGGTGTAGCTATATGTAGCTTTGCGTCTACATATGGTAGACTCATTGTAACTAGTGCAGATACACTACCTATCATTATTACTTATACTCCAAACATTATTGAAAGTGTTTGGGGTACATTTGCTGTTGAAGCAATTGATATTAACATTCGTGATTTTAAAGGTGTTCCACTAATTGATAGCAGTGGTAACACTGTAGCAATTGATGTTGAATACACTGAAGCAGAATGGACAGCACTAGGCATTGACATTGCTGATGTTAGATACAATTTGTACAATCAAGGTTGGACAGATACGCAGATTGACGCTTATCGTGAAGATAACGGTGGCACAGCAGGTGATCCTACAAATGGTAAGTTTCCATCTAATACTAAGAGTTGGATTTATGGTAAAGATACCAATGATGATTTTGATAGTGTTGTACTAAATAAACAAGACTTTGGTAACTCTCCTGCTCCTAAAGGGCACTTTATTATTGATCCATTTGAGGACACTACCTACCGCCCTAAAGTATGTGCGTTTTTTGCAGGACGTACATGGTATGCAGGTATGCCCTCATCTGACTTACTAGGCACTGTATTCTTTAGTCAAGTGTTGGATACTGTAGACAAAGTAGGTAATGCATATCAAACTAACGATCCTACATCTGAAGTCATTAGTGATTTAGAAGATGATGATGGTGGCACTGTAGAGATTCCAGAAGCAGGTGAGATTGTAGCAATGCAACCACTAGGCCGTGGTATCATGGTGTTAGCTACCAATGGTGTATGGTTTATTTCTGGTATTGACCAAGGGTTTAAAGCATCTAACTACGCAGTTGATAGGGTATCTTCTGTAGGTTGTGTTAGTGGTAAAGCTGCTATAGTTGTTGAAGATAGTTTGTTATATTGGAGTAACAGTGGTATTTACGCTGTTAGTGCTGCTAATGCTGTAGAATTTACTGCTACTAATATTAGTGACAAAAACATTAAAACATTTTATCAAGACATTCCTGTGCTGGGTAAATTATATGCTGAAGGTGCGTACAATGCTACAGATAAAACTATTTATTGGTTATATTCAAACACAGTTACTGCAGGTACTGATAGTGGTAGATTCAACAAAAACACTATTCTTGCCTTTGACATACGTTTAAATAGTTGGTACTGGTTTTCTATTAACACCACTGTAGGTGTTATTCCTGTTTCTATTGAAGTTACTAAAGAAACAAATACAATTACAAATGAATATGGCGTACTAGTTGGAGCAGACACAGTTGTTGCTGGCGCAGATACAGTTACAGCGTATATAAACAATGTTTCCGGCACACGCAAGCTATATAAAGTGTTATCACTACATCCAATTATTAATAACCCAGTTATTAGTAACACGTACTCAGTAACTTACAGTGACTTTGCCAACACAAGAGATAGTAGCACTAAGTTTAAAGACTGGTATTCTTATAACAATATAGGTAGTGAGCAACAAGCATATTTTATTACGGGATATAACATGGGTGGTAATGGCCCTGCTCGTGCTAAAACAGGGCAGTATCTTACTGTCTTTATGAAGCGTACTGAAACATCTTTTAATGCTAGTGCAATCCCACTAAATCAAAGTGGTTGTTTGATGCAAAGTCGATATGACTTTACTGACAATGGTTATCCCGGCAAGTGGGCTGATGATGTACAAGTATACCGTCAACTACGTCCTTTCTTTGCTAATCCAAGTAGCACTTTTGATGATGGCTACCCATTAGTTATTTCTAAAAATAAACTACGTGGCAGAGGTAAAGCCGTACAGTTTAAGTTTGCTAGTGAAGCTGGTAAAGATATGAAGATTGTTGGATGGACAGGAACATTTGTAGGTAATACTAATGTCTAATATAGAGCACTATTTTTCAGAAAACCTATACGCTAAAGAAGTAAGTTTAGATGCAGGTGCAATTGCAGTACAACATAAACATAAGTTTGACCATTTATCTATTTTAGCTAAAGGTAAAGTAATTGTTTTGTTTGAAGATGATGCTGATGAATATACTGCGCCAGCTTGCATTAACATTGTTAAAGGCGTAGATCACGCCATTAAAGCTTTAGAAGATAGTGTATGGTATTGTGTACACGCAACTGACGAGACTGACGCTACTAAAGTAGACGAAGTTCTTATTCAAGAAGGAGAATAATATGCCAGTCTTTTGGGTAATTGCCGCAGCTACTGCTGCATCTGCTTATAGTAGTTATAAAGCCGGAGAAGCACAGCAAGATCAATATGCTGCTGAAGCTCGTAAAGCTGAGATTCAAAACATTCGTAGTGTGCGTCAACAAATTCGTGAAGCACGTATGGCACAAGCATCTATGACTAACGTAGCCGCACAGACAGGTGGCATGGGTGGTAGTGCTCTTGCAGGAGGTATATCTAGTGTGGGTAGTCAACTTGCAGGTAATTTAAGTTACATGTCCGATATTGCAGATCAAAATACTGCCATTACTAATGCCGCAATTAGTGCGTCAGGATACCAAACTACAGCTACTATATTTGGTGCAATAGGTAGTGTAGCAGGTACATACGGTAAAGCCACTGGTAAAATGAAATAAAGGTACAATATAATGGCATTATACGAAGAAGATGGTGTAATACAACCTGAAAATAGTTTGTACACTGCCGAAGATACCGTACCTGTTCCTGATACAAATGTAGGCAACTACTCTGTATTAAAAGGTATTGCTGCATTTGCAACTGGTGAAGTGTCTGTACCAGACAGTATTAATTTTAATCACTTTGTAGATGAGAACTGGCGTAAAACTGTACCTGAACAAAATACCATTGATCGTAGTTTAGCCGCTAAAGCTGCTAGTGAAGGCAACGTAAATATTGTTCAACAGACATTAGATAGTGTTGCTGCACGTAATAAAATGTATGGGGAACTTAGTACTAATAACGCTAATGAAGTACGTGCTAAACTTAAAGAGTTAACTAACCAAGCAGTAGAAACAACTGCTGTACGTAATCCTTCTGTATTATTTAATAATACTCCTGATGAAATTAACGAGTCTACTGCTCGTATCTCTAGCCGCCTTAGTGCGGCTGCTACGCTTGATAAAGCCATTCAAGATGGTAAGAGTTGGTCTAGTGTAGGTTTAGGTTTCTTGTATGAGTTTACACCAATGGCGGCTGAACAAGGTGCTGCTATTGATAGAGTTGCTATTAAGTATGGTGTACCTGCTGATGCCATTAGTCGTGCTACAGGTAGATCACAAACTAAAAGTTATTTGCAAGCTGCGTTTAATGGTCAACCAGAAGAAGAAAAAGGTGAGTGGCTTACTAATCTTTACAAAGATTTAAAAGATAGCTGGCTAATTACAGATTGGCAAGCTGCCCTACTTATTCAAGAAGTTGCTACCAACGAAGAGCAATCATGGGATGGCTTATCTGATTGGTTAGACAGACTTGGTGTAGTAGGTGCTGCATTATCTGGTGGTGCTGCACTATTTAAATCTGCCAAGCTATTTAAATCAGCTAACGCTATTAGTAATGTTGAACGTACCCTAGCTGCATCTGGTGGTAAGAATGCAATTATGGCTGCAGAGACAGCTAAGATTGCTACACAAGTAGCTAACAAACAACGTCTACAAGCTGTAGGCGTAGTTGCTGGTGAACTCACTGGCATTTCAACTGCCATTGACTTGGGTAAACTTGTTAGCGTTAATGCCGCTAAAGTATTGCCTGATGTCATTACAACTGCGGCTGATGACTTACAGAAGACTATTCGTGCTCCGGTAGAGAAACTAATCAGTGAATTACAAAATGTAATTGCTGCTAAAGGTGTACGTGCATCTGAAGCTGCTTTAGAGTTAGAGAACTTACAGCGTATTTATTCTAAAGCAAACAATCCTAACATTCATTCTCTAGATAACTTTTCATTATCTGAAGATGGCTTAGTCATTACTGGTAAAGTATTTTATAAACCAGATACATCATCTAGTTTCTTAACTAAAGAAGCCGCAGAAGCATACGTTAAAGTTTCTGATCCTACTGGTTCTATTGGCATGAAGGTTGTACCTGATACAACCAACACTGGTTTCTTGGTAGAAGAAAGTGTTAAGACAGATTTACAACTTCGTAAAGCTGCTATTGAAGCACAAATTCTAGAAGAAGTTAGCAAAACTAAAGTAAAGAAAACTACTAAGAAAGCTAAAGTTGCAGAGGTAGAACTTCCTCCTATGGAACGTGCTCCTGCACCTAAGTCTTTACTAGATAGCAAGCCTCGGTATAAAACATCCATGTTGTCTTTTGAAGATGATGTGGATAAAGCCGCTTATCAAATTGGTAGCAAGACCGCTACTAGTAAGAGTGATAAAGAGATTAAGACTTGGTTGCAAAGTGTAACTGGTTGGGATGATGCTACTATTGCAGGACATGCACAATCTGTTCGTGACTACATTAAAACTAATGAAGATATAGTTGATGATGTAGGCAACATTATGGTTGCTAGTCAAGTCCCTATAAGTAAGCCTTCTACTCTATCTCAAGCAAGTTATAATCAATCATTTGCCGCCCTACAAAGTGCACCAAAGACAATTACTGTTGGCAACATCACAATGTCTGATGGTGTCAAGAAAGCATTTGTTGTTGAGTTTGTTAATAAACTTGGTAAAAGTTTAGGTATGGAAAATCGTAAACTTGTAGTCATGGACTATGAGGATATGATTAAAAGCAAAGACCCTACAGTACGTAGCTTAGTTGCACACATAAAACAAAAACACGCTACTTCTGGTGCGATTCATTATGACTATGGTAATGGTCAATCGTTCATTGTAATGCGTCGTGGTACTGATGCATCTCCACTATCTTTACGCAGATACATGGAGAACTTTGCACATGAGTATGGTCATGCATTTGAAGCAGAGTTTGCTACCAAATACTTTGGCATTATTAATAGCAGTTTTAATAAGTGGTTACGTGCCAAAGGTATTGCATTTAAAGGTGATGGGATTAATAAATCTATTACTGATGCATTTCCGCCCGAAGCACTATTAGAATACCGTTCAATTATGAATGCAGAAGACTTAGTAGTCAACTGGATTGATAAATGGGCAGGTGGTAATGTTGGTGTATACCAAGCATATGAATCTCAAATTCATAAGTGGGCATCTAACTATAGCGAGTTCTTTGCTGAGAACTTTGCTAAATGGGCGTTTACAGACGAGATACCTACTACCATACTAGGACAGACATTTAAGAAGCTTGTAGATGGGTTTAAACTCATTATAAGCGAGGTTACAGCACGACTCACTGGTATGGGTATGACTGCTGATGTAGGCAAAGTGGACAAGAACATTGCCGCTATGCTTAACACGCACATTAAACAACTGAAAGATGAAGTTGTTGAAGGTAATGCCACAATGAATATGATTGCTTCTGAAAGCAAACGTATTAAACCATCATTGGCTACCTTACAAAAAGAACTTGATAATGTCAGTGATGAACTTGCAGCCATTGAAGATGCTGAAAAGGGTTTAAAGACAGGTTGGTTAGTTGAGCAGCCTATTAACAAAACTCTTGATTATTCAATTGTAGGTAAATACTCTGATGATGATATTAATAGCGCAGCCCGTTTTGCAATGGGTGATTGGGCTTTGTCTACATCTAAAGAGTTGTATGAACAACGTCTAGTTGGTATTAATCAAAGCAGTCGCTATCAGAAACTTCTTACAAACTTTGTACGTCCATCTATCGAACGCTTAAGTAAAGCTGAGATGGTGGGGCTTAACGACGCATTAGTGTTGGGTGATAAAGAAGGTAAAGTATTTAGCGAACACGAACTTGCTGGTCAAGGACTGTCATCAAATGCTCGTGAAGCCTATTACAAAGTACGCGCATTGCGTGACGTAATGTGGCAGATTAGAGATGATGTAGCTTCTAAGAGTATGACTCGTCGTGGCTATGTACAACTCACTACAGGTATTAAGTTTGACGATAGCGGTAATAAACTATTTGCTAAACCAACTACACCTAAAGATGGTACATACATCTATCTAGCAGACACAGGTACTATGCAACGTATGGGTAGTGAATTCCGTGAGGAAGCATTAACTCAAGGCTATATATTCTACGAAGCTGCTGAGCCAATGTTGATTGACGGTAAATACCGTAAGACATTCGCATTTAAAGATGGTGCATATGCTAGTCAGAAGATTGACACAGTAATTCCCTATCGTGCTGGTGAATACCGTCGTATCTACAGTGACGAATACTTTGTAAAGATTAAGTCAAGTTATGAAGTGGATGGAGTTATTGAAGAAGTTACTAATACTCATCGCACTGCTACTAATATCGCTGATGCAAATGCATATGTAAAAGCATTTTCAGAAGCACAGTCTTTACATAAAGCTGGTAAGCTAACCATTCAAGAAGCTAGTCGTTTACTAGAGCCTTATGGTTGGAGGCCAGAAGAAGTTATTGATGCATTAGATAGTGGTAGATTTGGTACTGACTTTAAACTTGAAGTTAAATACAACCGTACTGATGATGATTATGTAGCTGAGGCAATTGGTTTGTCTAGCAACTTCTCTAGCAAGAGGGGTGATAAAGTGTTATCTGTATTTGGTAAAGATACAGTTAACACCATTAGTCCGTTAGATAGTGTTGCGGCTGAGATTGGCAACACTGCATATGTAGCATCCACAACTGAGTGGAGAGAAAGCCACATTCAACGTTGGTTCAATACATTTGCTAATGACTTGCCAGCTAATGTTAGAGACATGACACCAGACAATGCTTTCCGTTACATGCTGAATAACAAAGGTATGTATGTAGGACAAAGCAAGCGTCTAACAGTAGCTGAGAAGGTACAAGATTACATCATTGCACAGATGAATATTCCTACTAAAGAAGAGAAGGAATATCTAGGCTTTATGCGTATGATTAGTGAATCCATTGAAGGTAAGGTTGGTGGTAAACCAGTTATGAAACTAGGTGCGGCACTACGTGCTACCAAAGACTATCCTACATGGGCACGTACTGTTGCATTCCATAGCTTCTTTGCATTCAATCCTGTGCAGTTCTTTATGCAGGGTATGAATGCCTTTAATGCCGTAGCAATATCTCCTGTACATGGTTTAGCCAGTGCTAAGAGTAGTGCACTGTATGCGATGGCATTGTTCAGTGACCAAGAATCTATTTGGCAAACTGTAGCTAAAACAAACAAGATGACTAACCTTGGACTAGGTATGTCTGAGGAAGAGTTTGTTGAGGTTGTTCGTGCAATTAGACGTACTGGTTTGATGGATGGTATCAATACTAGTAGTTTATATGGTGCTGAAGTTGGTAAGTATGGCATTATGAATAAGCTTACCCGTCGTGTAGGTGATGTTGCCGCTACACCGTTTAACTCTGGTGAGGGATATAGTCGTTTGGTTAGTTTTGATATTGCTCGTAGAGAGTATATAGCCAACAATCCCGGCAGTGCTTGGTGGACAGATGATGCACTTGGTACGATATTAAAACGTCAGGATGACTTGACACAGAACATGACTAGGGCTAACACAGCATCTTGGCAACAAGGTTGGAAGTCTATCCCTGCTCAGTTTATTCAGTATCAAGTTAAGTTGATGATGAACGTGGTTCAGAGTTTGATGGGTAATCCTCGTGCATTCTCACAGAAAGAAGCACTACAGTTACTAGTAACACACGCTGTTGTTATGGGTACTGCAGGTAACTTCTTGTGGCCTTTCCGTGACCTCATCACTGAAGTATTACCAGAAGATATGTCTGAAGAAGCAAGACTAACTGTGCAACAGGGTGTTGTGGCAGGTATGATTGGTCTTATCACTGATGGTGAGGCTAAGCTAGCCATCGGTAGTCGTTTCAATACATTCAAATACTATGAAGATATTGTTAAGGGATTGCTAGACCCTGAGAAGACATTTATGGAAATAGCTAGTGGCCCTTCTGGTTTTGCGGCCTTACGTATCTTAGGTGGATTTGGTGAAGCAATCTCTATCGTTACGAAAGCACCAATGACAATGAGTACATTGCAAATTGCATTGGCTGAAATTGGTAAGGGTAGTTTTTCATTCTTCAATAACATTGAAAAAGCTCGTATTGCTATGAACAACTACAATCAAGTTCAGAGTGGTGCAGGTGGTGCTATGTATAGAGTTACAGATACAGAGGCATGGATGATTGGTATGGGTATCCCTCCTGCCGCACAAGAAGACTTGTCTGTTATGTATTCTAGTAAGAAGAAGCATTCTGATGAAATTAAAGAAGCTTCTAAGGCTGTAGGTAAACATGCTATGTTAGCTTTGACAGCATTACGTAACAATGATACTGAAGGTCATCGCACACATGCGGCTGTAGTACAAGCTATTTTAAATAACTATACAGGCAGCGACTTGCAGCAGCTATATAAAGAAGCCTATAAAGTTGAAGCATTTACTCAGTATGAGAAGATGCTAACAGATCAGGCGGTGAAGGATTGGGCAGTAAAAGACCTAGTGATAAATACAGGAGTTAATCAATAATGGCAACGTATCAAGCAAACATTACTAAGAACATTGAGCCAGCAATGGCTAATCCAGCAACATTACAGCAAGCTGGTGCATCAACTCGTGCCGCTATTAATACTTTAGCAGAAGGTGCTAGTACCTTGTACAAAGGGTATGTAGAGCAAGAACTTGCTAACTTTGAAGAACAAGCTTCTGGAGTAGCTCAAGAATTCTTTATTAGTAATCAAGCCGCACAAGTTGCAGGTAGACAAGCCGCACAGTTAGAAGCACGTAGACCTGCGGCTGGTGGTATGTTTGCTGAAGCTATGCTAGGTGCTCAGGGTGAAGTGCCACAGCAACAAGCTCTTGACACTCTTAAGACATACGATGCAGAACTATCTAAACTTAAAGCCGCCTCAGAAGGTGGTATGAGTAATGAGCAATATGTATCTCGTGTTGATACAGTTACCAAGAAAGCCATTGCACAGTATCCGGGTCTTGCCAATCAAATTCGTGAGCGTGTAGGCACTGTTACGGGCCTTCCTTACGCTGATAGATGGGCACAGATGAACTATGTTCGTGAGAGGTTCTCTAAGCAAGAATCATCTAAGCAAGCATCCCCTGAAGATATGGCAATGAAGGACATTGATGATGCCGCTAAGACAGGTATGTTTGGTACTCGTGAAGAGTTGCTGAATGACTACCGTACAAATAGAGCAACATACGATGTTAAGATGACTGGCTTTAAGCAAGTACTAGTAACAAAAAGTCAAGTAGATGTTATTAAGAATAGTGTAGGAGCATTGCAAGGTCAGAGTGACTTGCAAGCTGATGGACAACAAGCATCTTTCTCAGCCATCTTTGCAGGTGGTTTAGGTGCTACAGTGTTGAGTCAATCTGTTAATGATAAAGAACAAGTGCTAGGCACTACTTTAAAATTGATGGGTGAAGGTAAGAACTTAGCTGTTGACATTGTACCATTCCAAACACAGATTGCTGTACACAATGCTCAAATGAAAACCAACATTGAAGGTTCACGTACACAAGCCTATAGAGCTATTGATTCTTATTTAGCTAACAACCCTAACGTATCTTCTACAAAACGTAAAGAATTGTACGAAAATATTGATAGACAAGCAGATCAAGCATTACGTATGTATGCTGATGATAAGGGCATTGGTTTGCTAGCGATTGCTAACGTCTATAAAACCTATCGTGATAAGAGTGTATTAGAAAAGAGTCAACTAGTTGATCTAGCCATTAAGCAACAATCTGCCATGCAGAACAACCCTATGGTTATGGCTTATTGGGCGGGTGGTGAAGCTCGTGAGAACTTGAAGCGTACTAATAACAGTTTCTACGAGTTTATGGTAAATCAAGAGAAAGAGTTGACAGGTTCTATTGGTGGTCTACGTAACGACATTAAAGCCGCTACTGATCTAGCCAACGTACAGCGAGTAATTGTACAAGCTCAACAATCTCCCACTGCAGTAGCTACTGACCCGTTAGCTGGCCCTGCTACAACTAAAGCCGCACACCAAGCATTGAATGCTAGTGCCACTGAAGTGTTGAAGAAAACTTCACTACTCCCTGCTGAAGTAAACATTGTTAGTTCTGCCTTTTCTACTAACGTAGCAACTGGTGCTAACAGTTTAGCATTGGCTAATGGTTATAAGAAGTATGGTGATCTCATTATGAAGTTACCTGAAACTGACCAAGCCATTGTTAAGAGTAATGTAAGTAGTAGTGTCAGTGGTGCTGTTATTAGTATGAATAGTTTGAAGCAAGCCATTGAAGCTAAGTACAATGTTAAGCTTACACTAGGTATTAATGATGCAGGTGAACTTAGTGTTCTGATGCCTAAGCCTGAAGTATCTCTTCAGAATAGACCACTAATGACTGCAGGTACAACTTTTAATGCTGCTGCTGCACAAGAATTTATGAAGACAGCTAAACCTATTTTAAACAATATGGTTTACGGTACTGCAATGCTAACACAGAAACAACCTAAAGAAGTTGGTACTGAGTTTGCTAACGTTATTAATAACAACCAGCCGTATGCTGGATTCTATACGTCAGAAGCAAAACCTGTTGCACCAACTGCACAAGCACCTGCTCCAGTAGCCTCTACTGCACCTGCCACTACAGGTAAACGTACAGCTAATATGGCAGATGTAGCTAAGTTTGCTAAGGCAAATAATATGAGTGTTGAAGATGCTGTTACTAAGCTTGAAGCTGACGGTGTTAATGTTGTTGGGAACTAATATGAGTATCTGGAATGATTTTCAAAAGTTTTTAGGTGTAGGACAACCACAACAAGTGGCTACTCCACAAGCCCCTGCAGAACCCGCTAAGCCTGACTATTATGAAAGGTTGAAGATGGCAGAGAGTAGTGGTATAGCTGACATTAAGGCTAAGACTAGCAGTGCTACAGGACACCATCAATTTATTGAACGTACTTGGAAAGAACTTACTACGAAGTATGGCAAAGAGTATAGTTTAGAAGATAGGAAAGACCCCGCTAAATCCTTAGAGATTGCTAGGTTATACACTGAGGAGAACAAAAAGATATTGGCTAAATCATTAGGGGATGAACCTACAGACACGCAGTTGTATGCGGCACACTTCTTAGGTACAACTGGAGCAAAGAAATTTCTTATGGCTAGTCCTAAGAAACTAGCTAAAGATGTTGTTAACGCTAAGCAAGTAGCCGCTAACAAGAATATATTTTTTGATGAGAAGAATAAACCACGTACAGTATCACAAGTATATGTAGTATTACAAAAGAAAATAGGTGAGGAATAAAAAAGGGGCGTAATGCCCCTTTCTTTATGTACGTAACTCATTCATAATGTGGTCAATAACCTTACTAGTATTTTGCTTATAGGTGCTTTCCTTACGCTCTTCTCTAGCAATTAGATATTGAATGTTGTGCATACACTTGTACAAGTCCTCTAGTGGTTTACCCTTATCCTTGTAGCGTAGCAAGTATTTAAGGGCACTAGCTTCCCAACCATTCATATCATACGCTTCCCATACTTCCCAAGGCTGTACAGCACGTTCTTTGTAGTGGTTGCCACCATACTGTGTATCCATTACTTTATCATACGTCATCTGATTTCTCCTTTAGCAATGCTGGAATCTTATTCTCTTTTTCCAAGCGTTCAAGTTCTTTTTTCATAAGAGAGATTAAGCCCTCTTGTAACAATAGTTGCATCATACGTGGCTCGATGTTCTCAAGTACAACTGTTGCACTACCATCCTCATGTTCTTCAAC